GCAGGCCAATATCGTTTACCTATCCGCGTTCAACCATCCAAATGTTATCACCGGCACCGATGTTATCCCTGGGGCCGTAAACCGGGATACAACGGTCAGGCGCATTAACGAGTGGGCGCGGCCGTTCGTGCCGGGCGAAAAGGTTGAATCTGAATCCCTGTTTGACCTCCCGGAGTTTCTCAATCATGCCATTGCAGAGCGCAAAGGCGGCGGTTGTTATCCACCGTTACAGCCTGGACAATATGTGATTGTTAATCCGGCGCTGGCTTATATGGTTTTAGGCCGGTATCCGGCACAGGGCAGCAACCAACTAATCAGCCGGGAATGGGTCAGTCGGGCAAGATCACGCCATGACGCTTATGTGTCTCAATTCGGAGATATTCCGCCTGTTGGAAGCGAGGGCATTATGGGCCTGGATTGTGCGGAGTTCGGCAACGATTACAATGCAGCGGTGGCCCGATATGGTGGATACGTCACGGCGCTTAAGCCTGAGCGGGATTTATGGGGCGGGATTGATATGATCGAGACCGGGCTCCGTGCTGCGCAATGGTATAAATCTCATGATCGGGTGACATCGGCAAGGGTGGACGCTACCGGCGTAGGATCAGGTGTCGCGCCTCACATGCAGACGCTTGGTTGTGTGGCTATCGGCGTCAAAGGTGCATGTTCTCCGACAATCGCTATTGATATTGGCGAGTTCCGACATTTGAGGGACCAATTGTGGTGGCAGTTGCGGGAATGGCTGCGGGCCGACAATTCGGCCATGTTGCCGCCGGATGAAGAATTGATCGAGGAATTGCTCACGCCCATTTATGAGATTAAAGAGGGTAAGATTGTTGTGTCCAGCCAGGATGATTTAAAGGAAATTTTAGGCCGGTCTCCGAATAAGGCGGATGCGCTGCGTCAGACGTTTGCGGGCGCCGGTCAGTTTTTTGACGACGTGATTTATGCCGACGAACCCCGGCGGACGGTGGGCCATGGTGATTAAGCTAATCACACACCCGTACCCATTCGAGACATTGCAGGCCCGACTGGATTTTGCGGAGGTCCAGGGCGTTGAAATCGTTGAAAACCCATGGTGGTATCGCAACACAGACACCGGGATGTTGTTTTATGATCTGTGCGCCTGTATCGGCTGGCCGGATGAGGTATCGGCCAAGGGTGAAGGGCAACCCGGTTATGCTGCGATTGTCGGCATTGTCCGTCCGGATGATGCGGAAATAGCAAGGTTTGACGCGCGACAGGCGGAATTTTATGTGCTGGAAGAGTATCAACAGATGGACGTTCCCCGGCTGCTGGCGCACTGTGTCGAGATGCGGAAGCGTTGGGGCCACCGACTTAATGGTGATTTACTCAGTGCGTGGTACGGAGATCCGGAACGGTTCATGACGGCATTGGCGTTAAAGAATGAGGAATTGATTAGGATGGGCGGCGAGGATAACGCGCTGATGATTGCGCCTCCTGATGATTACAGTCTGAAAAATCGGTTTGAAATCTATCTCAGGGCGTTAAAATCCGTGATGCAAAAGGATAATTTGCGGCTGTACCTGGGGAAAGCGGAAGCGTTAAAGGCTCGGCTGCGGGAGTTTGGAAAAGACGATCCGGCAGTCATGGCCGTGGGGGGTCTGGTTCATACGCTATTGGGTCGTACAATGTGGATGGGGCATCGGCAGGATGATAATTCGTTTAACATTAAAGGTGACTTATGAAAGAAATTAAGCTGTCGCAGGGGATGGTTACGATGGTTGATGATGAGGACTTTGTTGAATTGAATAAATATAAATGGAGCGCCGCAAAAATGAAATCAAGATTTTATGCGGTAAGGCACGCGCCAACGGGGGGTAAGCGCGGAGTTCATACTGGTGCAGGGAAGGGTAAAAGTTGCATGATTTATATGCATCGGGTTATTACAAACGCGCCAAAGGGGATGGAAGTTGATCATAAATCAGGAGAAACATTAGATAATACCAAATCTAATTTGAGAATTTGCACTCGCCAACAAAACCGAATGAACTCAGTTGGTCACGGAAAAGGATCATCTGTGTATAAGGGCGTGTCTTGGGTTGCTTGTGAAAAAAAATGGTATGCAGAGATCACATTAAATCATAGGGAATTTTTCCTCGGTTCGTTTAAGGAAGAAATAGACGCAGCAAAGGCGTATGACAAGGCCGCTTTTGAGTATTTTAAAGAGTTTGCCCGGCCCAATTTTCAGGAGGCAAGGATATGATTGATCTATTTTTAATGTCAATATCGCTCATGCTGATCGCCGGAGTTATGGCGTTTGGCGGGCTATGGCTCGGCGCGTATATCCATCATCGAGGGGTATCCATCGGCTCCGGGAGCAAGGAATCATTCACAGGCAAAGTCCCGGAAGGTGAGGTTTTCCGGATTAATGACATTGACAGCCTACCAACTGAACCGACTCCGGCGATGGACGAAAAGACCATGGCGCGGGCTGATCGGTTTTTAAACAGCCTGTTGAGCAAGGGGGTTTGATATGAGAGTCCAATGCCCAAAATGTAAAAGGAAAAACACCTATATCACCACGGACAAATACAATCCGGACATTGTACCCCATGGCGGCATGGTCACGCTCCGAAACCCGAGGCACAAGGGCGGCATGACGTTTGGCACGGTCAAAGGCACGTCAAGTATAGGCGCGGCGTTCATGGAGTGCTGCGACTGCGGCGGGATGTTGGTGCAGGGCAACCGGCTGATTGTATTGCCGGAAGAATTGCCGTTGCCAGTTGACCCGGTGAGAGCTCGGAACCAGGCGGTGATCGATGCTGCGTTTAAATTTGATGATGTTTCGGATTTAACAATTTATGCCGCCGCGATTGGAAACGAAAAAACGGCGATTGCTGCGAAGATCGAAGACGGCAAAGCGGTTGATGTTGTTAGGGTGGATAAATTGCCACCCTTGACCTGCCCTCATTGCGGCAAAGAATGCAAATCACTGGCAGGGCTGACAAGCCATATCCGGAATAGTCATGGAGATAAATAAATGAGCAACCTAATCGCGCTACAAAGAGATTGTTTAGCACACAACATAAAATCGCTTCCAGTACAACATTCTATGGATGTTTTTGTTGATCATATTGTTGATTTATTAAGTCAAGTTAAATCAACGAGTGAGAAACTTGAAAGTCTAAAACAGTATGATTTTAATTTTATGGAAATGTTAAAAATGCGGATGGAACGGAGAGGGTTTTATAGCGCCAACCGAATGGAAGGTAACAACCCATGAAAGACAACAGCATTTGGAACCTGATGAACATCCCGCCGAAGGGCCATGAAGACGTTGGCGAGTTCGCCTATGAGCTATTTGAGATCGCCCGCAAAGAAAAAGACCGGCTGGATGTTCCGGAAACAGCCATGCGGAATTATGCGGCGTACCGGGGCCAGAGGCAGGACGGCAACGGTCGAAGCAACCAACAGAACATGACGCCGGCCAATCTCTATTTTGCCAATATCGAGCGCACTGTGTCTAATATCACGGCCCGCGACCCGGTGGGAGAAGTGGTTGACCTGGACGGCGAGACGGACGACAGCGAGAAAGTGTTATCCGCCAAACTGGAAAAATGGTGGAAGGATACCAATCAGCGCCAAAAACTGAGATCGTCGGCCAAGCTGATGGAAGTCTACGGCATTACCATCGAGAAGCCATTCTTTGATTTCACGCGGCGGCATGACGCCAATATCGAGCTGGTGGATATGTTCGGCTTTTATCCGGCTCCGGGGCTGTGGGATGATATCAGCGAGGATGCGCCCTATGTCTGTTTCGTTTACCGGGATTTCGTTGACAAGATTGAGGCTGATTTTGATGTGGTGGGTGTCCGGAAAGACGAAGCCTATGAACTATTGGGGCAGGAGCGGGAAAAATACAAGCCTGCTGCATCTCCAGATGTCAACAGCGCCACAGGCAGATACCTGACGCCCATGTCACAATCCAGCGCGTCGGGGAATGCGACGGTTGACCGGAAACTGGAACATGGATTGATTATTGAAGTCTGGATTCGGGACCATTCAACCAAAAAAGAAGACGTGTTGACGCTGGACGATGAGGTTCAGGACGTGGTTGAGGGGGAAGTGGAAGAGCCCGTTTATCCGGACGGGATACGGAAAATCACTGTCACCCTGGCGGATGGGGTTAAGAACAAAGGCCAGAATGGGTATATCGTGCTGGACGACTCCAGTAATCCGAATATCAATCATAAGATGGATAAGGACGAGGCAAAATACACGCACCCATGGGGCAGGCTCCCGGTTTATATCGCCAACAGCTACAAAGATCCCATGAGCATTTGGGGATTCGCTGCGGCCGAACAGACCGGCTACATGCTGTATTACATCAACCATATCCTAAAAAAGCTGGTCAACTGGACCAAAAACGTAATGACGCCTCCGCTGATTATCCAGAAGCATTGCGGCATTACCAAGCAGATGATCGAGTCTGATAACGAGACTGCCGGGCGGCTGGTGCTGATGCCTAGCATACCAAACGCCCGCATTGAGTTCATGCAGATACCAAACCTGCCTCAGTCGTTTTTCATTGTGCTGGATAAAATCATTCAGCTGCATGACCGGATTCACGCGATTGAAGAGGCGGATCGCGGGGAAGCTCCCAGCGGCGTTATCGCTGCGTCGGCTATCGTTGCGCTAATGGAAAAAAATCAGGTGGCGTTACAGCCCAAGACCATCAGCGTTGAGTCGTTGGCGGAGAATCGCAGCAAGTGGGCAATTGGCCTATGGCAGAATTGGGGGACCGATTCGGATATGGTCAGTGTCAACGGCCAGCCGAAGGAATTTGTCGGCACGGATTACCGGGGGCGGAAGTTTAATTTCGTGGTGGAATCCGGATCTACGGTTCCCAGGACATCGTTAAAGGTCCAGGAATTAACAATGAAATTGGCAGAGGCCGGGAAGATCAGCACACCGTACCTTCTGGAAACCCTGAATCTGCCCGGATGGAAGCAGGAAGTGGCGCGGACGAGCGGGCCATTGGTCGAGCAGGCGCTGAGC